AAATTAATTTCATACCAATGTCCAGCAGGAATTTGGACTATTGGTTGGGGACAAACCAAAGGCATCAAGCAAGGCATGACTTGGACGCAAAACCAAGCCGATGAAGATTTGAGAAATTCTGTAAGTTCATTTGAAAGTTCGTATCTATCTTCATCGGCTCTAACAATGGTGTTGGAATCACCAACTTTGGCTGTGGTGCAACGACTACTTTTCCTGCCGTTGTCGTACATCCGCACAGACTTAAAAGAATCACGCTGAGTATTAATAGCATTAATCGTTGATACATTAGCGTCTTCCAGTTCTTTATTAAGCTGTAAAGCCTTTGCGTTGGCTTTATCAGCTTCTTCAGTAAGAGTAGCTAAGGTCAATTCAGCTTCTCGATTTTGCATAGCAATGCTATTTGTTATTTGGACTATCTCTGCTTTATCTATTTTATGAGAAGTAAAGTATCCAGAGCCAAATCCAGCAATAAAAATAATAATAAAAATATAAGGCATTAGTCTTTCAACATTACACCAAGCCCACCAGCGACACCACCAGCCAGTAATAACAGCTGATCTATAGGTTTACCTAAGAATATAAATACAGAGCCTACGATAGCCGTAGCCACCCATATAATTCCTCTTTTGGTGGATGCTTCTGACCAATTTATTTTCATTTCTTTTTACCTTTTTTATTACGATCAGCAGCAGCAAAGTCACGACCAACTGATTGAGGAATACCCATTTTTTTAGCAAACTCTGCATTATTGGCGACTGCTTGCATAAGATCATGTTGCGCTTTACTTTTAGACGGCATGGCAATTCCTATTTTAAATTCTTAAGTTTATAGATAGTTTTTAAATAAAGATCATCAATCGAGTCCATAAGGTTTTCTAATGCTGGTAATCCTTTAGTGCATTTAGACCTATACTCATTTAGCCACATCACTTCCTTTGCTAGATGATTGGTGATATTAGCAGGTGGAACTGGCTTGATATCAACTGCACCGATCAATCCAAATGCACCTTGATAAGCTTCAACTAAATTATCTACCAATTCAATAATTTCATCATAAAACTCATTAAGTGCCATATGCTCTGAAAAAGAGGTAGTGCGCCAATGCTGAAGATGTGCAGCGTTTCTACTTGCAAATGTTTTTGCTACTAATTGTTCGATCATAATGTATTTGCCAATTCAAATAGTTCGGTTAAATATTCAGGAGTCCAATTTAATGCTAAACCAATTTGTTGAACTAATGGGTTTGCTTTTTCAACAATTATTGAATAATCCCACCAAATATGGAGTTCTGGCGTATTGATTAGTGCTTCAACAGCATCTAGTTGATCTTTTTGTAATAATGCTAGTCGAGCTTGACGCATTGAAACAACAGTCACATAAATAATTGGTTTGTTTGCTTCTTGAATTTCTTTTGCTTCTTCATCTGTAATTGCTACGCAATCAGCAGGGAGCAAGTATTCAAACTCAGCAGAGTCAAGGAAGTGTAAAGTGTTGTTTGTGTCTTTAAAGTACATTATCTTAACTCCGCCCATGTTCCTACTGATGTTGCATTAAGAAGATAGCTTGCCCCTACTGGAATAGCGCTTTGAATTGTAACTCCAGTTACACATGGCATTGAATACCCATTTATTGCCCAATTAGTAGGTGTTGTAGGAATAAAACTTACTTGTATTGGTTTGCCTGTTGTATTGTAGTAGGTTGTGCCTGTGACACGAGTTACTGTCTGCCAAGTCTGCCCATACCCCAAGCTACTCATAGCTGCCAATGCTTGACCACCTTGACCTTGAATAGTGCTTGGAGCAGTTGCCCAAGTTCCAGCAGTTGCTTGAGTACTTTCTACATAGCCTACAACTCTGAATGGCAAAGAAGTCCTTGCGGTTGTTGAATAAACTACGTTTGCTGAATCTGAAGTTATACTTAAAGCAGTTGTAGATATTAAAGTAGTTTCATCTAAGTTATTACCGCCAGCAATATTGACCACTGCAAGTTCTACTGTTCCAGCGTTATCAAGAGCCAATAATATAAGTCTTGATTGTTGGGCTGATACTGTGCCTAAAGTTGCTGTGCTAGGAACTACAAGTGAAATAGATGCACCAACTGTACGAGTATTAATTGTTCCTGAAGTTAAAGGTGTGTTTCTAAAATCTAATGAGGTAGGATTTAATGTGCAAGTTAAAGCACTAGAACCCACAGAAGCAGTAATAGGCTGTATTTGTCTATCTTGTGCTATATTTGCAACAACAAAATCAGTACCATCATAAATAATGTCAGTTATTTGATTTAATGCAAATACGGCATTAATTTTTGTTCCTGATGAACCATACATTTTTAATGATTTAGCACCTAAAGCACTAACATTAATTGTATTTGTTGTTGCGCTTGCAGCGTTAAAAGTTACGTTAAATCGCTGTCCTGCTGCATAAGCAGTAATGGCAGGATTTGGCGTAAGAGTATAAGTACCTGATGTGCCACCTGTTGTAAAGGCTACCCAAGTTTGAGATTGAACGCCTGCTTTGGTGTTGTTATTAACGCCAGTAGTGTCAAATGATGGATAAGCAGGATCAAGAAAACCATAATAAACTGTGGCTAATGATGAATCTAATACGCCACTATCTAATACTAAAGTAACAGTGGTTACACCTAACGCATAAACAGGCGCACCGTTTACTGTTCCATAACGATCTGTTCCTGAAACAGTAGCTTTAACCCTTCGATTATTATCAAATGTTGCCGTTGCGTCACCAGTTACACTAAATGAAGTTCCGCTGATATAAGTAGCTGCGCCAGCGTATAAGACCCATTCTGATATAACTGGTGTAGTTGTATCGTTTACACCAGAAATATTATCAATAGTCCTGATTAGATTGCCTAGTGAATCATTAAGAATGGCTTTATAAGTATCTCCAGTTGGCAACCATATTGGATTGACTGGTTCGCCTCTAGTATTAAGAATAACAGGATTTGTATTGGCAACTGATCCGCTTGATTCAGAATAAACAATAGTGGGTGTTGTTGTTCCTGCTAGATACCAATACACCATGCCACCTGATAACGGAATCCCGTTATTGTCAAGTTGAGCATCATTAAAGAGCGGTGATAATTTAACTGATGGCATTTTGATTACCTGTAATTAGTTTTAATGATTTTATCATAGTTATTTGTTTTGATATTGCGTTAATGCACCATATAGCGCATTACGACCAGCTGCTGATTTCATGTCAATATTTGGCGATAATTTATACTTACGCATTAACATGGCTGCATAAGCAGGATCAAGCTCTGCTCTTGCTAATATATCAGCAATTTCGCCAGTTCTTCCTGTTACATTTGACAAGCCTTTTGTAACTGGGCGCAATACATTAGATAAAATGCCTGGTTGGTTTTTAATATCAGAACCAAGTAATGCTCTGGTTACATCATCAGCAATCAATTCATTCATTTTAAGGTTCTGCATGGTATTTGATCCTCTAGCCATTCCCATGCTTCCCCTTGTCCCTGCGGTTGCTGCTCTTTGTGCATTTTCCATAATTGCTTGTTGATTAGGCGATAACTTACTCATTGCTTTTTCATTAAGAATTTGAGTTCTTAAGTTAGCAGCAGACAATGGAAATACTTCTTCTTGTACGCCAGTTCTATTACTAATAATTGGTGTTTTATTAGTAGCTTGATTAATCATTTTTTCAGCTTGTTTAGATTGATTAAGCTGTCTTACTCCAATAGCTTGAGTCTTTAAGAATTTACCAAATTCAGGTTCAACCGCTCCTAATGATTGTGCCAATTCTTTTTTAACATTATTTAATGCTGTGCCTGATTTGGCAATTTGCATAGATGCAGGATCATCATATTTGCCACGCAAGGCATCATCAATGTATTGTTTAAAATTATAAACTTCATTAAAACCAACGTCCCCTTCTGGTATTTTTTCTTTAATACTTTGTAATGCGCTTTCAATAGACGGATTGCCTTTATGTTTAAGCATTGCTTCATCAATAGATGCCATTACATTATCAATATTAGTTGGTAAGTTTCTTTCACGCATAGGCTTGGAAACTGTATTAACAACTTCATATAAATAATCTTCTTTTTTGGCTATATTGGCATTAGAACCAATAGTTTTATTAACATAATCTTTTAATGACTTGGCGTTATTAAATAAACGCTCGCTTAATATAGTTGATGAATTAGGATCATTTTCAACAAACCTTGCAAGTGCAGAGATGCCAGCATTGCCAGCAATATCTGATGTTTTTGGTTTAAATGCTAAAGGCGATTGACCAATATATTCTCCTTGAGCATTATATTGACCAGTACCAAAAGGCTTAACTCCTGGTATTTCTCCTTTTTCTAATAAATTAGCAACCGTCCCAGCTTCTTCACCAGCTTGGCGATTTAATAACCGTCCTGCCAATGGTTCTAATTGACCAGCTACGTTTTGACCAGTTCTTAATACTGCTCTTGATGTTGGTGCAACCATCCCCAATACACCACCAGCTCCAAGACCAGTTCCTACACCAATGGCAGTTTGCGCCCATTCTGGCAATTCTCTTTCTTTTGCTTTTTCTGTAGCATATTTGGATAACCCAGCAGTTACGGCAGTTGCTTTTGGAGCATTAGAGCCAAGTATATTAGCTGCTGTTGATGGAATAGATTTAACCTTGCTCAACATACCTAATGGCACAGCAAAACTTGATACAGTTCTTGCAACTTCCATTGGTATTGCTTCACCTTCTGTAGGTTGTGGCAGTCCTAATAAATCAGCTAATTTAGTACCATACTGCTGAGTATTAATGCTTTCAGGTGGTGTTAATGGAGTTACAAGTCTATTTTTAGGCATACCAAGATTGCCTAATGAGCTAACTGCATTATAAACACCAGCTGGAACACCAGCGACACCTTCTAATACAGCACGACCTCCAAGTCCTGCTAATCTGCTTAAATTAGATTCTTGTGGCTTACCATAAACTTGCGCTTCAATCTCTGAAGATGCTTGTTCTGGCGTATAATCGTCAGGAACTTCAAATTTACCAATTTTTCCATCAGGAAATTGAAACCTTGCTATTTTAGCCATTACTCAAACCCCATAAATTTAAGTTTTCCTTTTGGTTTGTTTTTTTCTTGATTAATATCAGACTGCAATAATCTTTTATCTTCTTCTGATAACTTCTCAGGATGTTGTATATCAACTTGTATATTTTCATCGCCAACAGGCATTTTGCTTTTAGGCATGTATTCTCTAGGAATACCAACCATTAATCCTTCTATAGCTGTTTGTCTTGCTTGTTCTTTTCTAGCTATTGTTTCATCTGTATCATTAGGCTGTGGAAAATATTGTTTTGCTGCATTTTCAAATTCAGCAGGACTAATAGACGCACCAGACTCAGGTCTTAAAACAGAATTAACAAATTGTCGTTGTGCTTGAATAATTTGTTGATCTTTTGGACTTATAAGAGCATTGGCTGCATACCCAGCTAAAGGTATATCTTCCAATCCTTTTGCTATTTTTACCGCTTCAGGATTATAGTTTTTACCTATTTGTGTAATTATGTCATTTGCTTCTGACATTCTTGTGCCAAAATCTATGTTTTTTCTTTGCCATTCTTGCAAAGGTTTTGGCTCATTCATTTTGCCGGGAATACCGCCAACTAATCCTGATTCACCCGTTTGAGGATTGAGCCTATAAGTTCCTTCTGGTCTTTCAATAGTTTGATAATTAACAGGAGGTCTTGTTGCTTCAGCTCTTGCTTGTGCAATTTGTAATTCCATTGGGAATAATGCTTGTTTCTCTGCAACTTTTGAAGCAATTCCTGCTTGCGCTTGTTCCTCTGGAGTTGTACCAAGAATCATTTTTAAATGATCTAATGTTATTGGTTCATTCATAGGAAAGCCCATTTTTCGCAACTGTGGCTCTAATGGTTTTACATATTGATTAATAACCGCTTGTTGTTGTGCAGGATCAGAAATTCTTGAAGCTCTAGCGTATAAATCAGTAGCAGCTCCCTTTAAAAAGTTACGAGCGTTAGCTTGTGATGTTATTTGATTTTGCTCAAATTGTGCAGCATATTCTGGATCAATTTTATACAATTCTTCAGGATTAGGCATACCATTAGCAAATGATTGCCTGATTTGATTCTGGCGATTCATTTCCTCTTGTGCTGCTTGCATCTTCATTTGGTTTATTTTTTGATTTTGATATACGTTTTGCGTATTAGCTGCCTGTTCTGCCAAGCCTAGTAAAGTCATGTCTGCCATTATAAAAGCCCTTTATTAAAAAATCCGCTAACATTCTCGCCACCAAATGCGCCTAATATAGCTTGATTACCAAGACCGCCCATTTGTTTATATTGTTGCGCTCTAATATTGCCAGCGTTTTGATATAAATCATTCATGGATGTTGCATTACCCATATTTAAATTAGATAAGTTAGTCCCTAAATTATTTGCCCATCCTCCTTGTGTTTGTGCAGCATTTTGACCATTGTTAGCCATAGATTGCAGGTTTGAAAACTTCTGTTGATTACGATTAAACGCATTGCTATAAGCATTTTGCGCCCTATCCCATGCTGCTTGATAGCCTGTGGCTGCTTGTCCTTGTGAATAATCATTAATGGCTTTCATATTAGCACCAGAAAGCAATCCACCCCTTGCAGCAGCGGAATTATTAACGCCTTGTAATCCTTGCTCTAGTTGAAACTGATAGCCTGGTGTGGCTTGCAACTCAGCCAATGAATTAACCATTGGCGTATAACCAACATCTTGCTTGTATTGATCCATGCCATAATTAGCCAAACCACCTTTTGGTGTATTTGCGCTTGTATATCCTGCTTCTGGAGTAGTTAATCCCATTCCATAAGCCAATTCATTAAGTGCGCTTTGCCCTACTCCAGCGTAAGGTGCTATATAGCCTTGCGCTCTTTTTTCTGCATCTGTCAAATCTGTTCTTGACAGGTTATACATTTGTTGTTGATAGGCTTGCGCTTGTTTATTGCTTTTTAGCTGTGCGTTTGAACCAAAAATACCACCGATTGACGATCCCATAATTATTCCTCCCCAATCCATTTACTAAAATGTAATTCGATGGGTTCAAATTTTAAATATTTAAATAATGAACTGGCATCGGCATGTAACTTTGATGATACAAACCAACGATGAACTTGACGCTTTTTGAGTTCTTCCTCGACAAATTTGAATAATTTGATACCCATTCGACCTTTACGGTAATCTTTACGAATGTAGAAAATATCTAAATGACAAGTGTTGCATGTCGAGTAATGCAAACCTTGTGCTATAAAACCTATAAAATAACCAACAATTTCGTTGTCATCTCGAGCTGTAACAAAGATTAGGTGACCATTACGCTCTCGGTCAAAGTATATCTCAAATTGAGGCGATAATGGAACTTTATCTTTTTGTAAAGCTAATTCTTCCCAATGCTGTGGCAAAAGGTAAATAAATTCTGGAAGTGTTTGTTCAAATGATTCTGTTTGGAATGTAATAGCCATATTAAACTGCCTTAAAAATTATTCCCGAAAGCGACATAGAAACTGTCGCAGTTCCTGCTTGATAAACAACTGTGCCATTTGCTTTAACATCAATCTTACCATAAGCCCCATTAGCATCTACAGGGAACGATAATTGAGCTGATGGTCTATAACCAGTTGGCAAAGTAAATATCGTTTCACCTGCAACACCAGCGATTGATTTTTTAATACTTCCCTCTAAATGTACTATGCCATTTGAATCTATGTAATATTGTGCTGTTTGATATGCTCCACCAACATTAGACCAGTTGGTTGAAAAGGTAGGAGCTGTCAATACAGGGTCTTTAAAATAACTTGTAACTTGGCTAAACCATTGCACCCAAGGCAATATCCCTGCTATTGGTGCTGCGTGTAAGGGAGGTTGGGGGAAGTTCATTGCATTTCCTTTAGCTTCTTATTTTTATCGTATTCATTAGCTAAAGCGGTTGCTCCAAGTAAACTTGCTAATAAACTAGAACTGTTTTTCCGTAGTGGATCAAATGCTGCGAAACGGGAGCGTACATTTTCTGCTGGTGATATATAGCTTATGCTTCCTTTATCTTCTACATCATTTATATACTTTAAAACATCATTATTTTTAAAATAAGCATCTTGTATTGCTTCTCTTCCTACATCACTTTCTCTACCCATTCTTAATGGTTTTCCTAAACTATCTAAATATAATTCAGCACCATATTCATCAACAGGTTTTCCATTTAATTCAAATGATTTATTAGCTCTTAATTGTAATGGATAATAAACAGCCATATCTGGATTTCTTTTTCCAGTTTCTCTATTATATCCTGCTGTATCACTAGCCCTTTGTATTGCAGATTCTTTTGTTCCGCTATGAACGCCAAGACCATTAAATAATGATGTTTCTGCTATTCTATTGTGAAATTTAGGTATATCTTCCCTGTTTCGTGATGAATGGTAAGAAGGAGTATTAAATCCTATTGATGACATTCTTTCAACATCATTAGGAATCTGTGATTTTGCATTAGCCAAGTTATACCTTTGCAACTGTGGCGTTTCCATCGCCAAACCATTAGCTTCATATTGAGTCATTTCATCTGGTGATAACTTTCCTGTAGATAGATATTTTTTAAGCAAGTCAGCATTTAAATTATTAACAATTTTTGTTGTTGCAGCCATAGGATTAATATAATTCAACGCTCTTTCTGAAAGCATTTGAGGATTTTGTAATTCCTGAGTAGTAGGCACAAGATCACTAATCCCTTTTTTCAAAGCAGAACCAAATTTAATCGCATTAGGGTAGGCTTCTTTTAACTGCCCATAATCAGATGTTTGACTTTTTATCCAATCCGCTAAACTTGCCATTATTTGTTCGCCTCCGAAGCTTCAACAACACCCTGCATAAGCAAAAACTTTACAGGATCAGTCATTCTAATTTTAAATACAAAATCCCTAGCCCAACCAAGTCTACGCCATTCAGCTCTACGATGATAATGTCCTATCTCACCAATGCTTGTCCATAGTTCTTGTCCGTAAGTATGCCCACCATCACGACTAATAGAAAGCATGATTTTAGGGTTATTTCCTAGTTGGCTTGTGTCACCTATACCGCCCTCCATATCGAGCCGTAAACGGCTTATACGGACTTTATTTCTACCAGTCGTAAACAAATGACCGCTGGTTAATTCACGCTCAATGGGCAAACCATTATCAGTAAATGCTTGTTGTGAGAAATAATACAAAAGACCGCTCGCATAATCAGTAACAATTAACTTAGTATCAAAAGCCACGCATAGATCGCCAAAATGACGACTCATGTTCCATGACTTTAATTGTGACCATGCGTTAGACATTACATCGTATAACCAAGTAACGCCTTCTGATTGAAAAGTAATTTGATAATAAATACGACCATTTAGCGTATAACCAAAACCAACTGCATCAGATGGTGATGCATATTGATTAATTAAATAATCAATGTCTGGCGTTGATACTTGTATAACATTATAGCCTTGTAGCTGACCAATAAATAATGCGCCATGCTTGTTTTTAAATAAACCTGTTAAGTAATCACCACAGCGACTTAATGACCATCTAGCCATTAATCCTGAAGGACTTGGTGCGCCATTAACACGCTCAAAAGGAAACGCTTGTGCGCCAGAATTAACCCATAGTTCAACGCTAGATGTTCCAAGTAATGCCAAGTAACCTTTATCAGCAATAACGGCTTGCAGATTATCAGGATTAGATTCAGCAGTTGCAAAATTAAGAGCGTTCCAAGTCAAGCCATCATATTGACCTGAAATATAAAATTGAGCAGTATTAGCACGATTGACTATGAAGTAAGAATCAAGGAAGGTAACTGTATCAGCACCACCAGTGGGCAATGATGCGGTAATGCTTGTAAATACATTTGTAGTGGGATTATAAATATAGCCATAAGTTCCCGTCACAATGCATAACTGAGTTCCATTATTAGCCATGCTAACACGCCCATTAATATCAGTTGGGTTAATGGTAGTTAATGATTTTTTAAGTGTAGCAGTCCCGTCAGCAGCTATTGACCATAGATCGCCACGTTGCACAACATACAGCGCATTATTGGCTTCCATCCAATGTATGCCACGAGTAGGCTGTGAGGATACAGTAGAAAACAAAACAGTTCCTGGTGTGCCATAAGCTACCACATTGGCTTTGTCTGTATCAGCTTGCACATCGTAATACACGTTTAGTCTGTGCATAGCGGTGATGTTAGATGACTTTGATTGTTGCCCTAAACCAAACAGTTTTATTTCTTGTGGCATAGTTACTGACCTGTGTAAATATTAAACCTACGCTTTCCACTTACCGCTAATGCAGCAGGGTCAATCTGTAATGTTAGTGGTCGTCTATTAGTGCGTTTTAAATTAGCTTTTGAAGAAATAGCTAATTGAATAACATCTGCACCAGCGGATACTTGATATTCGGGAGCTAATTCTACAGCCAATGAATATTTTAATGCTTTAGCATAACCAGCAGGAAGATCAATAGAATCGGTTAATGAAGCAAATTGAGTTAATGTTTTACGACTATAAAGGTTAATAGTTGATGCAGTTGATGGCACAGGGTACATGTAAAGATTGCCTAATATTGGCGAATTACGATCAAAATACATGTATTCTGGATAAACATTTTGCAATGTCTTTAATTTTATAACCGCATAGTCATCATAATCAATTTGAATGATTGGATAATCAACGCCACCAACCGTTACCGTTGATGCTTCAATATGAATAGGGACAGATGTATTAAAGTTACCTCCATATCCTATCGTATGAGGATTTAAACCTGGCACACAAGTAAACTGCTCAAGTTGCACATGGTAAAGCATCAGTGATTCATTCGACCAGCCATCAATCATTTGATTAAGAGCTTCTAATGCGTCATTTGCCTCATCAGAAGTTAATACAACATCAGTTGATGCAACCTGCAATAACCGCAAAGCGCCATTAATAATAGTCTGTGCTGTTGTGCTAGCTGTATTTAGTGTGTTTATTGGGGAGATTATTGTCATATCAGTTCCTTATTTATTCCGTAATAGCCAGCCTGAGATGATTGATCTTGGGGTGAGATACTGACTACATTAGCCTCATCCCCTAATCTAGCCAGCGAAAGATTACATATATCGACGTCTGAACTCATCTACTTATCCTTTATATTAAATAAGAACCTGACAAATAAATAGTTTTGCCATAATACTTAATCCTTTGGATACTTTTCTTTAACTACAAAACAAGCATCTATATATTCTTGTACTTGAGCAGCATCACCTTTAACAATACCATCAAGATATAACTTAAAATCTGGATATTCGTTGGCTCTTTTTACTTGATAAGTTGCATTAGCAATATTTATTTGTTCAATAATGTATTCATCTTGTATCATATTAAACCCTTTTTATAAAAGTGCATTAAACTGTAAAATCACACTGTTTGAGCTAGTAAATCCTGTTGGTAAAACTACAGTGCTACCGTTTACATATCCTTGCACGTTAGTTGATGCGGAACTAGTGTTAAGGCCTCTAACAAAAGTAAAAGTAAGTGTCGGTAATCCTGTTATTGTTGCATTTGCAGCAGCAACAACGGCTGTTCCTGATATAACTACGGACGCTAATAAATTTCTACCTGATATAGCATAGGATATAGTTATAGTTGGAGTACCGCCTGACCACCCAGTGCCAGCCGTCAAAGCATATGTAAAAGTCACATTATCAAAAATGCTTTTCAATGAACCATTTACGCCTAAGTTTGGCGTAGGTTCTCCGTTGCCTTGCATGTACGAATACACTCTAGCTGGGTTCGAAGTAGTGGTTGATGGTTGATACCATCCCCTAACAGATGCTTCTAAATGCAGAAAGGTATTGTTGTTAGGAAATCCTGTTACGTCAGCAGGATCAACATAAACACCATAGCCAGTTACACCAGAACTAGGACAATATATAAACGTCATTATAAAATTGTTATTATCGCAACCGCCCAAAACCAAACCGTGCGAAGCACCTAAAAAGGTTATAGTTGTGCCTCTAAAGATGTTATGACAAGCGTTTGAATTATATACTGAACTGCCCCTTACCCATAAAGCAGCATAACATGTAGATAGTGCATTAATAGCTAAATTGCTGAAACTATTATATGACGCTGTAGTGGCATTGCCTCCGTTTATTTCAAGACCAACGTTTGTAATACTATAGATATGTATATTATTAAATTTGCCGTATACTACCCCAGTAAGTAATATGCCTTTTGCAGCTAAGCTATTACCATTAAAAGATATATCTTCCACGCCACAGCCACTGTTTGATGTTGTGAGTGATAGCATCGTTGCGCCAGCAGTGCCGTTGTATTTTAATAATGTGCCTATACTTGTTGGAAAACCAGCTACCGCTACAAAACTACTTCCTGCGCCTTTTAAAATTACAGAACCAGTTGCAGTCAATTCAGATGTTATAATGTAAGTTCCAGCTGGGAAATAAATAGTTGTTCCTAGCAAATTAGTTGCATAATTTATTGCAGCTTGAATAGCCACAGTATCATCAGTTGTACCATCACCAACAGCACCAAAGTCTTTAACCGAAACTGTATCGTTTAACTTTGAAGCTACTGTTCTTGTGACTGATCCTGCGCTGCCATTGGTTGTGCCGACTAAAGTTGAGCCTGTGGATGCAGCTAAACTAGCAATAGATGTTTTTTCTGTATCAAGCTCTGCTAAAGCATTTTTAATTGATGTAGCTGATATTCCTCCAGTTGGAGTAAATGCACCATACTGAGAAGCAGCATTTAATATTGATGCACTGATAGTTTGAGTTGTTGGGTTAATACCAGCTTGAGCGTCTTCTAATGACATAGGGGATACATAATCCCCAGGTATATCAATGTCATTAACAACTTTTAATGTTGCTCCATTCTTAGTTACTAAGAAATTATACCGACCATTGCCAACATAAAAACTAAATGTTCCATTAGTATCAGTAGTTACCGTTGGAAGAACAATAGAACCGCCAGCATCAGAATAAACCGTTACAGGTAAGCCAGTAGAATTATCAGTAATTAAAACTATAGCGCCCCCAATTACGTTGCCTGCCCTATCTTGAACTACATCAATATAATGTTGCATTACTTAAACTCCAGCTTCTTCAGTCCACTCAATATACATATACAAACTTGTTCCAGCTGGAATAGTTTGACCAGCAAAACTTATGGAAATAGACTCATTTGCATTGCGTAAAATAGGACTTTCAGCAGAAACACTAGTCCAATCCGCCATCCAATGAGTAGGTTCGCCAGCTGGCGAGGCTTGCGCTGGCAGATATATTTTATCACCTTCTAAGCTTGAACCTGTGCCTAATGCAGATGGATTTGCTGAGTATAAAAGCAATGTACCAGCAGGATTAGGATCAAGTGAATCATATTTAGTAGCCGTTGGGCTTGTAGATGTTCCGCCTGTGCTTAATGTTGTTTTCTTTCTAACATACAAATCAAGAATTGCTGCTGCGGTTGCAGATCCAGAAACTCCAACTTTAGTAATTCTAATGCACTTTCCATTTGCACCGACTAGAGTTAAAACTTCTGTTGCCAATGCAGCTGGTGTAATATCGGCAGCTCGGTAAGCATAAGTTGGACGATTATTTTCAATTACTACGCTTTGTGCCATTGCTGATACCTCAAAAATTAGTTGACCACATCCTTGTGGTCGTAAATATTATTTACTGAATTGACCGATTGCAGATACAGTCCAAACACCAGCAGCAGGAATTTGACCTGCTGGTATAGCAGTTGCCAAAGAGTTTCTCCAAGTAACAGTTACTGTGTTAGTAGCAGTTACAATGGCAGAAACTAATTGCAAACCTTTTGGTATTGCAGACCATACTGCATCTCTGGCACGAATAGCAACGTCAAGATCAGTTGTTAAAATACCAGTAGCAGTGATTGTTTCAGTTACAGTTGCACCAGCAGCAATAGCAGAACCGCCATTGATTTGGTATGAAGATGATGTGTATGAAGCGATTGGTAATTTGCCATCTAACTGACCAATACCAAAACTGTTATTATTTAAATCTGGCATGAAGCCTCCTAAAAAAGTTTAAATGGTGGGCTATTACACCCACCGTAAATGATATTAACCAGTTATACGAACAGCCAATTCTGGGTATATAGTTTTCCAGCCGTATAATACGTCAAAACGAACTGGGAACAAATCAGAATTGATGTCATATTGACGAACCATTCTCATTGAGATGCCATCAAAGTTATCACGTTCTGCCATATCAACACCACCAGGCAATAACAAGTCAGCAGATGCTAAAGTAAATGCGTCTTTGTGATAAGCCAAATTTTGTGCATAAGGAACAGCACCAACAGCACCTGATAATACAACGATTGCAGCAGTACCAGCAGGAGTGCCAGTGCAAGTTGCAAATTGACCGCTTGGAATGTAAGCAGGATAGATTGGCAAAGTACCAGAAGTAGTCACAACAGTATCAGCAGTTACAACAAATTGCATCAATGAGCCAGTTGATTGACGGTTTTGTGGGTTAATCGCATAAACACCAGCAACAGTAAATACAGTACCACGAGGCACAGTACCAGCAGTTGTAGTAACGGCAAGAGTAGTTGCACCTGAAGCAGGAGCAGAACTAATTGCAGTCAATGAACCAGCAGCTTGTGGAGTAAATGCAGCTACGTTAGCATCTTCAGCAAAGTTAAATCCTAAAACGCCATCACCTAAAGCACCATTAGTGAAGATTTTAGAGATTGTTCCAGATGGGTTGAAAAGGTTAGTCAAGCCAGAAACAATGTTAGCTGAGCTGTTAGGATCAACAGTAATGTTTCTTGGTGAGTAAGGCACACCGTTTTCAGTCATCTTTCTACGAGCTGCAAGAATAGTTTGTTGTACTTGAGTAGAAGTAACAGAACCACCATTCAACAAGCCAGCAGTACCAGCAAAATTATTGACATCTTTGTATAGTTGCAAGCCGTCATAATCGACTTTGTTAGCTACAGTTGCCATTGCAGGTTTAAGAAAACGATCTGCAAATTCATCAATACTTAAAGTCAAATCAGCAGAACTGAAAGAAATATCAACACCAAATTGAGTGTCTAAAGTAATAGGCACATAAGTTTCAGTTGATGCTTCAACTTGCAATGCTTGACCAGTACGACCAACATAACGAGGCGGTTTACGAGCATTGATAGTAGCTCCGACTTTTGCGCCAGTTACACCAAATTTGTCGTCATATTCACGGTTTACACCACGAGTAAAAGTTAGTTCATTCTTCAGAATCCGTAAAGATTCTTTCATAATGACGCTTGAGGTTAATAAAGTATTTGCCATTTCGGCCTCCGATACGGATTAATTTGATTTAGGGTTAATTTACTTTTTGGCTAATTGCTTATCTCTTAAAGCATTATATTCAGCCATACTTTTTGCCTGACTTAGGTCAGTAATAACACTAGAATTTTTTGCACCGCTCAAGGCGGAGATAGGTTTGGGTGCAGAAGATGCTTTCTTTACAACAGTTTCCGAAGTTTGTTCTGCTAATAACCCTTCAATCCTGCCAATATACCTTGCAGCTTGTGAAGCAGTCATGTCGCTTATTTTGTCCAATTCCGCAGGGTTCTTGCCTAAATAATAAGCAATTTCTGTCGGGTTGTCTGATTCTAACACAAGATTAGTGAAAGCAGATACTTTTGCCAACGGATGTGTTAAAAATTCTTCACTTGCCATATCATAATCAGCATAAGTTTCTCTTGCTTTAGCTTCTGCTTGTTGCAAAGATGCTCTGCGCTCATGAATAGTAGCTTGTTCATTCTGTGCATCAAATCGTTGTTGCACTTTAAAATCGGTTAATGCTTCTAAATAATCTGGGTCATAACGTCCAGCTGCAAACTGATCTGGATCAGGTGCACCATTTGGCAATGCTCTAGGCATTTGTTGATTTGTGCCATTACGCATAGATTGCAGTTCTTGTTCTAAACGATCTGCTCTTTCTTGCGCTCTTTGACGCTCTCTGCGTTCCTCGTACTTTTCCCTAGTTATTTCATCAATGCGCTTTTGCACACCTTTGGGAACTTTATCGGGTTCTGGTTGCTCTTCTACTTCTTCTGTTTCCTCAGCTTCAATAAGCGGAGCTTCTTCAATAATTTCTTCTGCTATTTCTTCGGACATTATGCACCTTCTATTGGCGGTTGTTGCGCCATTTCTGGCGATGGTTGTTGAGGCATAGCCTCGTTTTCTTGTGGTTCATTAGCATCATTTAAATCTTCAGCTTCACCAGTATTACCTAGTGCAAGTGTTGACTCAAGATTAGCTAATGCTAATTGGTGAAGCTGTGCGTCTGTAAGGGACGATTTTGTTTCTATCTCTGCAATGACCTTCATGCGTTCTGTTTGAGCTTTAAATCGTTCAATATCAAGCTTATCTTCATCGCTTCCAACTTTGGCTTGAGCTGTTTGTAACTCTTGCGATAAATGCTCGACCATGTCAGCCATTTGTTGCATTTGTTGTTGAAGTTGTGGGTCAATCTCTGGCTGTCCATCTTCTTCAGATTGCATGGTTTGTTGAATTTGTGGAGGAAGCATTGCTTGCATACGTTTGGCTATTTCATCAGCACCAGGCCAATCAAGATTTCTTACAATCAAATCACCAGCAACTTGCAATACAGCAGGATCAGCTTGCACAAACGCCATCATTGATTCAGCAGCTTCTTGTCGTCTGGTTGCGTAATTCGGTCCACTGTCTACAACAATGTCGTACTTACCCACATGAAAATTATATATAGACTCAACTCCGCCTTTTTCTGTAGGTTGCTCCATCTTGGCTTGAGGTTGCTCAGGATTGATTGTAACTTGCTTCGGAGTTTCATCTTCGCCCAATATCCTTATGACTCTTTGTGTGTCATAAATTTTAGGAATCATCTCAACAATAATACGACCAGCTTGTCTAATTGATCGATTTAAATTGTCTGAGAAATGAAAGTTGCCAATAGATGCTTGTCTTTGTTGACTTAAGATTGCTTTACCAGATTGCTGGCTTTCACGATTACCAAGTGAAGCATCAAAGATTCCCATTGATGATTTCATATCATCAACAGCTCTTGCCATTGCAGATTCAAAGCCGGGATTAGTTGTAATCCCTTGTTGACGTTGTGGCGCACCAACTGTTGTGCCACCAAAGGAAACAGGATTATAAGTTAATACCGAAATATTATGACGGTTAGCCATCAACCACTCTTGTTCATAGCCGTCTATTTGCCCTTCAGCAACTATGTATGGCGCACGAGGCGCTAACGCCATAACTTCAGTATTAGCAGATTGCATATAGTTGTATTGTCTAGCAGGGTCTTTGGCAAAACGGGTTAAACCATGAACATGGCGCTTACCTTCCACCCATACTTCATTACCCAATACAGGAATGACAGGTATAAATGAAGTTGGTAACTCGGTTTTATCAAGTATCTTATCGCCACCGATCTTGTACCACATGCACTTCTTATCAAAAGATTTACGCTCTGCAACAACAAGGTCTTGGTATTCTTCTGGTAATTCATCTTTCCAGATAGTAGAGCCATCTTGTAACTGCACTAATGCACGTTGTTTGGCTTCAATCTCAAAGTATTCAGCAACCCTTACAAAATCTTTACCAAACCAGCCTTGACGATCACCAGTTACACCATCTTTCCAGCTTGTAGTATCAACGTCAGGAAACTCTAACTTAAAATCATCTAATGCCCAATCTTCAATAACAAACGCCCATTTGGCATCACTACCGTCTGGCTCTGTTGATTCTGGATCAAAATAAACTTTATTAGGATCAACAACACGTTTGATTAAAATATCTTGATTAAAGCTGTCATCTTCACAATAGTCAGTAATGATTCTAAAGTAACCTAAACCACAATCCACTTGCCATTCGGCAGCAGTATCGTAAGCAATATCAGCACGACTGGCATCTTGTATATGTCTAATCAATCCTTGCATTACCTCAGCAGTATCAACATCAGATTGGTCATCAACAGGACGCACTTTAATGCCTGGTCGGTTTTGACGTATCTCATTGATGATTTGATTGCGGAACTGAAACAAGCGATTGATTGTAAGCATTGGACGTTCTTGACCTGGTCTTTCACGATCACGTTTAACCGAGTCAGGCCATTGCTGCCCAAGTCTTACAAACTTAATGTCGTCAAGGCGTTCAATGCTGCCTTCGCTTTCTAAGTCAGCAGCAAGGTTAAATCGTTTCTGCGCCCTTTCAATTACTTTATCGTCTGCCATTTGTCAAGTTCCAAATAAAAGTTTTTTGCATAATATCACATCCAGCTTCCACTGGAAACATATCCTGTACGTTTAGGTTCTTTCTTCTTACGCACATTTCTAATGCCTTCACAAGCATATCTAAGAGCGTCCATGATGTGATTGTTCTTATCTTCAAGCACAGGAAGTATTCTGTCTGTTAGTGGATCAGTTTTATAACTGTAGGTAGTAAGCTCTCTAATCGTTTCAGCGCATCTTGGATGAACAACAATATCAAACGACTTTAAAAACTCCACACCATCAGCAACCGAGCCAGCACCCTTAACGCTTCCATTGATCTTGTTAAAACCATTATTCATCATATGACTAATAGTTTCAGGTCTTGAGCTATCCGCAGTAATAAACCATTTGTCGCTTTCTGGTATCCTGCGGAATAAGTCTGGCGTATTGACGATCTCACAACCAACCATCACAGCTTCATAATCAATGTATAAACGGTTTTCATCAATAGAGCATCTTATCAATGCAGTTGGATCATTAGCAAAACCCCAGTCAGCACCAAAGCGGTAAATAGTACCAGCTGGACGTTCAAACTCTTCAACCACCCAGTTTTTATAAACCCTTGCTTCTGATTTGTTGTTGTACTCACCAAGCCAAACATGCAGATATTTGTCATGATCTCTTTCCCTGTCAAAGTTCATTTCATCAACAAGAACACTAGGAAGCCAAGGATTATCAAGATAGTTGGCTTGTACTACGATGGCATCATTTGGTAGTTTATCACCACGCAATAATAAGTCTATTGGGTCTGTCGGCTGAGATGGATTCCAACTAAACCATAATTCAGAACCTTCATCACGAATAGTTGGGCGCAATAAATCAAGTGATCGTTGACTTAAGCTTTGTGCTTCCTCCACCCACGCCACGTTATAGCCTTGCAAGCTCTTGATTGTATCAGCCGTGTGGTTCTGCATACCTTGAAACGTAATCAGCGAGCCATTGCTTCCTTTTATCTGTGCTTCCTGCACTTCAAACAGATGCCCAACACCCATTGTATTAATCTTTTCTTCTATCAGCTTTTTAACCGATTGATTTAATGACTTTTGTATTTCACGAACACAAACGGCATGAGTCTTGTCAAGTAAGCATCGCTCAACCAACAGTTCAGCAAAAAAATGTGATTTGCCAGACCCACGACCACCATGCGCTCCTTTGTAGCGTGATGGATTCAATAATGGCTTAAATACTCTAGGAGTTTGTATTGTTAGCTGGGTCAATGATTTCACGCCTAATAGTTCTTAATTCTAAATTCCCATGCAATTCTTGTACGTTAGTTTCTTTCCAACCAGCTCTAGTTTTTAACCAAAACATAGCAGCAGCAGTATTTCCATTTTTTGCTTGTTCAAACAATCCTTTTCCGATAGTAGCATTTGCATCAATGCGCCCATCTGATAACTCTTTTTTGTAATACTTAACAAGAGTATCAGAGCTAATTTCTATCTTGCTTGCTATATCTTCATGCTTAATTCCAACA